GTCAGCTTCCCGACGGTGTCGCGGTATGGCTTCCGGCGCTCGCCCTCGTGCAGACGAAGCTGCTCGATCAGGCGCGCATCATGATCGACAATCGGCGCGGGCGGCGGCTTCGGCGGCGTCTTGTTCGGGATCGCATCCGCGACAGGCTCGGCCGGCCGCAGGAATGACTCCAGCATCTGCCGCAGCATCATCGCCCCCTGACGGCGCGCGCGCCGATGTAGACGCACAGCGCGGCCTCGCAGGCCACGAGGCCGACCAGCCAGTTCGGGGCCGGCTGGTCGTAGCCCGACAGCGCGAACATCGCGATGCCGCCGAGCAGAAACGAGCCGATCACGCCGGTCTGCGTGCGTGGATGCAGCAGCGCGAGCACGGCGCTCCCGATGATGACGGCCAGCGACAGCCAGTACACGACCAGCGTTGCGGTCATCGGGCGACCCCCAGGATCTTGCGCAGCCAGTCGCGCAGGATCTGCGCCAGGCCAAGCTCGCGGAACGTCGAGACCAGCTCGCCGACGACGACCATGCCGAACAGCCCGATCGCGAACCCGATGCCGGCCTCGATGCGCGCGCTGCTGATGCCTGCCCACTCGGTCAGCGCCGGCCCGACGTACATCGACGCGCCCACGCCGCCCACGAACGCCGCGAACCGGTCGCCCCAGGTTGCGCCCATTGGGAGCGCGCGCAAGCTGATGAGCGAGCCGAGGATGCCCGGTGCGAGCTTCGCCAGCGCCGCGCCGATCGCGGTCAGCGTGCTTTCGTCGACCTGCGCCATCAGTGCGACTCCTGGTCTGGCACATCGCCCGCATCCGCCCGCGCCTGCGCGCTGGCCTGCGCATCCGTCACGACACGCTGCACTTGCTCACGCATGCGCCGACTGCGAAACGCCTGCTGACGCTGCGCACTCTCGACACGCCGCATCTCGGCTGCACGCTCGCGCGACTCGCCACGCTCCAGGATCTCGGCCTGCTCGAACGAGGTCAGCGCGCGCAGCACGTCCCAATCGGCGGTGCGCTCGTCGCCCGCCAGGATGGCAGTCACGACACCGCGAATGCAGCCGCGCGACACGCGCCCGGCAAGCTCGATCAGCGAGCGGTCCAAATGCTCGGCCGCATACTGGTCCGCTGGTAGCTGATCGAGGAACGCGGCCATGTGCCGCTGGTCGATCGTGCCGGTGTAGATCATCACGCCTCCGCTGGCTGTCGATATTCAGGATGCAGGCCCATCCGGGCGCGCTCGGATTCGTAGGCGCGCTCGCAGTGGCGCATCGTCGGCCACTCGCCAGTGCGCAGCCGCAGGTACACGTCCTGCCACGAGAACAGCGCGTCGATCAGCACGCGGAAGGCGACCCACTGCCACGACTCACCGGGCTTGCCCTGCCGCCATGCGCGCGCACTCAGCGTCTCGTC